ACTACTGGACGATCCGGTGTGACAATAATCTCTGGAGCTATAATCATATTTTATCCTATGTCTTTAAAAAAGGGGGCATTTCAGCCCCCAACAGCCTACACAGCCGAACTGAAAGGTGTAGCGACAGTGCCAGAAGCACGAATAAGCCCTCGGACTGCCCAAACACCTGCAACAACATCTTCTACTTCGACATAATCACCAGGTGCCGCAAGACCAGTAGTCGTACGGTTCATAGTTACGGTATCAAATGTATCACCTACCAATGCGGCAAACTGAATTGTTGCATCACCAGTATCAGTATCAATAATACCGCAGGCACCCTGCATCATATCCGTGCCTACGCACTTCAGAATATGACTATTGGATGTGGCCAGAACAGAAACAACACAGCGAAACTTTGCTCCGCCTCCTGTTGAGGCTGGTAGTGTGATAATTGAACCAGCCGCAGTGTCAAACACAATGGTTTTGCCATCATGCGCTGCCTGAGTCAGACTCAATGTTGCACCAGCCGCTACAGGAACAGCGCCTCTACTTGATACGCCAGTAGTAACAGACCCAGAAGAAACGCTAATGACTTTCAGCTCATAGCCACCCTGATCGCCAATGACTTTAATCTTGTCATCTGCTGCCAGGTTAATGTCATCATCTGTGTTGTTGAAATAACCAGCAGTCGATACGGTTGCTTGAGTATCGGTGTCTGATTTATAGGTATATGACGCAAAACCAGGCGGCATACTGTCTCTGTTGTACAAATTACTTGTGTCAAAAGCCATTATCTCAGCCCCCTTATGAAGTTACGATTGCGGCAGTATCGTCAAGGTTACCCTCGATAACACCAGTATCATCGATCATTACAGCATTACCGCTCATCATGTGATTGACGAAATGCGCTGCACGATCACCATGCCAGGTAATATCCGCACCGACTGCCTCATTGGAAGCGATATTGCCTGCTGATGCTGCAATGGCGTAACCAACAGCCATCTTGTGGTAGATAAAGCACTTGGCGGTAGCTGTACCAGCACCCGGAAGGCCAGTTTGCCTCTTCCACTTAATGCCTTGCCAGTCTTTCCATTTACCTCGGCCCATTGCCGGTGCTTTAGTGAATTCCTGCCCGCCAGCCCCGACATAGTCCGCGTTTTGAAACTGGTCTACGGTCATTAACTGCGACCAATAGCGTGGGGTTACGACAGCATAAACCTCGCCATCGTCCGGCACGTCATTGCTCCATACTGCCTCAGTGAACTCAATAGCAGTAGCAAGCACAGTTGCCTTGGATGTAACAGTCAGTGTGATGGTGCTTTGGGTGGTGGTATCTAGAACGGTGGTAATCTGATCATCTACCTTACGTCCCAGCGCCATTGCGCCACCAGAAGCGATTGCATCCCGCTCGTTGATGTTGGTCTTTGCTTCATCCAGCTTATCAACCCAGTCACCAGCATAGAAATCAGCCAAGGTCACACTAGGTGCAGTGTGAGTCTGATTCATAGGGGTGATGGTGCCGTGGCGTGCTTTGGTTGTTGCGGTGCCTTTTCCGATCTTCTGGAATACGGCGGTTGAGCCAACCACATTATCTTTTACGCGAACAGAGTCCTTTAGATAAGAACCCTTCCGCTGGAAAACTTCGTGTACTTTTGCCTCATACGATGTAATAAAGGCGGTATCGATTGATGTACTCATTTTAATGCCCCTAATAGAGAATTGTCTCTATAAAATTAAATAGGACATTCCTTCAGGTGAGCCTGGTAGGTTCGACGGGTAAGCCTTTAAAGGGGCCGTCTATGCCGTACTAGGGGCATCGGGTAATGCTTTCGGTTTTGTTGACGGGGCCTTTCGGGTGAGCCGTCAACACTAATAATACCATAATATGACATTTCTGCCATATTATGCCGTTAAATTTATTACACAGCCCTTCCTTGTGAGCCTACGACGGTGTTATTACCTTTTAACTTTGCAATGAGCGCCTGCTCTTTCTCATATAGCTGGTTTGCTTTATTAGAATCACCAGCGTTCTGAGCCGCTGTAATCTTGCCCCTAAGTTCGCTGATCTGCTCACCAACTGTCTCACGCTCGCCAGATGTCAGTGTTGGCCCGATGGTGCCTTCGGAGCTTTCCTTGCCAATAATAGCAAATATCCTTTTCATCCTGGCATCATCCATCAGGAACCGACCGTCTTTTGTTTCAATCCTGGTTAGTTCTTCGACGTTCAGACCTGCACGGCTTGCCATATCAGTAAATGCACGATTAGCAAGCGTATCGTTTTTCTCGTATGCCTCGCCTTTCCACTCTGCTTTAAGGGCATCATCCTGCTGTTGAGCATAAACTTTGTCGGCTTCAATCTCTGCAGTAAGTGCCGCCTGCTGCTCTTCCAGCATAAATGCAGCCAATTCTTTGGCGGTTTCACGTGGAACGTTTTTCTCGTGTAGCTTCTGGCTCCATGCGTCACGGGATGCCTGCTGCGCCTCAGTTACCTCTTCGCCAAGGTCTGGCCACTCATACCCTTCAGGTGTTTCAGGCACCCCAACAGCCTTATGGTATGCCTTAACCTCATCCTCTGATGCATCTTTACCAGGAACGCGCACTTGGCTTTCACGCTTCCGTAAATCACCTATTGCACGTATAGCATCCTCTTTGGATGTGAACCTGTCTGCTGTTTTTCGTAGGTCATCTGGAAGCCCTTCACGCCAGTCTGTTTCTGTAGGCTCTGGCGCTTTGTATCCAATAGCAGCTAGCGCGGCTTCCTGGCTTTCATACTTGCTCATAGTGCCGCGTAGGCTTTCATCCTCAATGCCTGATGCCCACTCAGCACTAGCCGGGGCCGTTTCTTCACCGCCTTCTGCTTCGCCACCTGCCTCTTCACCGCCCTCTGCAGCATCAGAGCCTACACCTCTACGCATGCTTGGATTCTCTGCCCAGTACTGATTCCAGTCGGGGCTATATGGGTTTATTGGTCTCTTCATCATTTCTCTCTCTTCTGTGTAGTTTGTTGAACAGGAGGTTCATTGCTATATGCAGCCAGCAGCTTTATAGCGTAGTTTTGTTCTGCACCTCGCACTGCTAGTGCATAAGGATCTATAGGTGATCCATATACCGTAGACTGGAACATGTGGCCCCACGATAGTAGCTCTCTAAAAACACGCTGGCCCTCTATGCTGCCAAAGACCTTACGGAAATCGTGATATTTGTCTGTAGAGCTGTAGTTTTTGTCATGCGGTAGATCCGCTAACGTCTGCAACATATTACTCATACTCTTCTACGCTCACAATTTTGTCCTTTTTCTTTTTCTTTTTCTTTTTTTTCTTAGGTTTTTCTTCTTTTGGCTGTGGTGTTTCAATCTCATATTCAGCCATAAGAGCATCCTTTAGCGCTAACGCGCCTTCACTTCCTATGCCCTTTACGAATTGCTCAAAATCTACATCTATCTCCCCATTGCTTCGCTCTTTTACTCCGAAGTTCTTTTTAAACTCCTTCACGCGCTCTATTGCTGGCCCGCACGCTTCCTGTAGAGCCTTTAGTTTTGCCTCAGCTGACTGCGCCCTTTCTATCCACATGCTTTCACTCATGCTGTCTCTCCCATTGTTTTATCGATGTTTGCACCTTGCTCAACTGCGCTTAGCGCCATTTGTGCTTGCTCAATCTCCTGCTGTTGCTGCATCTGCTCTGCCCTTTCGGCTCTAATCTGCGCCACTGTTTCAACGCCATTGACAATGCTCTCTGGTATTCCACTAGCCTTTGCTTTGAATCTACCTAGCTCATCAGCATTAACAAGGTCGAGCGCTTCAGGTTTTGACTGTGATAGCTCAATCATCTCATAAGCCCATTGAGTAGCAGCATTAGCCTCTATCTGCTGCCGGATCTTCTTAACAGGTGACTCGTATTCAAACTTAATATGCCGACCTTTAAGCACATCAGGGATAGGCTTAAATGCGCCATTACGAAGCATGATATTAAAACCACGCTCAACCATTGGTGCGGTGTAGTCTGTTTCTTGCCTACCAAACACCGGGCCTATCTCACGGATAAACTCTTCCTTGCGCGCCCTTATCTCCTCTGCGGTCATTTGTGGGCCGTCAGTAGGGAGGTTTAGGATGTTGCGATAGAAGGCCGCCCATATTTGATCCCGCGTGTCCTGTTGCATGTCCCTTGAAATAGGCAGGTTCATGCCTGATTCTAAAGCATAAAACGGGTTTCCACGGACTGCTTGAGCGGTATCTATGTCGTAATATGTCAATCCACCAGGGTAGGTGTTGACAGAGTTGAACGAGCCATCATTAGGTGCAGCGAGTGGAGGATCTGCTGCTCTCTGCCCTGCAATTAGTATGGTTTCCCCCATAGACTGGGCTGTGTCTGAGTCTGGCAACGCTATCATGCCAGGTGAGCGCCCATAATCCTCACCAGAAGAGGTATCCCAGCGAGGAACCATGAACGGGAACTCGTGATAACCTCCCTCTAATAACACGTGCTTTGTTTCTACCTCTACCCACATCTCCATAAATGGTAAATTCTTTGCAAACAGCGCATCTGCTCTGCCGTTTTCTCTTGGGAGGACAACATGCAGAACCTGGATTATCTGATCAAGCTTATCCCCTGCTTCCTTTCTCAGCTCTTCTGAGATGCTGTCTACGCCAAACCGCTCAATCAGCTGATATAGCTTGTATGATCTTTTTCTGAACATGCCAATAGCCACGCCTTCATCACTGAACAATGGCGTGGCATCCTTGAGATGAACAGACTGGAATAGAAGGTTTCGCCGATTCTGTGACTCTCCAAGATATAAAACAGCAGTACCAAATACAACTTGATCAAAGTCAACTTCACCAGTGGCTTGCCTATACCTTGCTTTGGGGTTATCGAATCCAGCTTGTAACCGTTCTCGGCTATCTTGCAACCACTCTTGAGCCTCATCAACATCGTTTAGCTCTGAATCCTCCGCAATGATACGTGTTACAGAGCTTCCATCCGGCCTTAACAACCCACCCATTGCGTTAGCAAGCCCCCTAGCTGCCTGCATAGGCGTGCCATCGTATATTTCCTCAGTGCGCCTCTCTCCATCGTTTGTTGTCGATGAGAAGCCAATGCGACGAGGAGACTGGACGCGCGCTAGATCATCCCAGTGCTCATTCCACGCACCTTTCTGACCTTCTGCCGTCTTCCAGCGCTTGAATATGCTATCTATGCGTTTAGACATTTAAGTCTCGTTTATCACACTCAGAACAGCAGAAAGTTCAGCTTTAATGTTTTCTAACCACACTAGCTTTGACTCATATTCCATAACCTTATGTCTGGCTTTAGATTGCTCAGCCTCTGCTGCCTTGCGTAGCTCTTCAACCTCACGCTCTGACTGTCTTAGCTGGTCTTCTCGCTTTTTAATTCTGCTGGCTGCATTTGCCTCCTCAATACTAGACTGTGACACCTTCTCCTCAAGAGCCAGCTCTCTCTCTTTGAGTTCTACCTCCTTCATCCTTGCTTTTCCTAGCTGAATTTCCAGGCCATGAGCTTTCGTCTCAATTTGTACTCTTTCTTCCGTATTGTGTCGCTTGGCTTCAGCCACAAGCTGGCTGTTTTCTGTAATCGCCGATGCAAGCTGCTTATGAACATTTTCGTTGTGAACCTGGGTTTCCTTCATCTCTTCTAGCAGCGTCTGAAGCTCCCCTCCTTCCTTGCCGAAAGCAGAAAGTAAGCCTATTGCCTCATTAACCGCCTGTGACCCTGGTCTTGGAATCTTTTTTACAGAACCAATTTGCATTTTTAAGCCCTCGCTATGACTGCAATCTTATGGCCAGCTTCGATGCTGACATATTCAGGATTCTCTGCACCGATAGGTCTGCCTTCAGACCCATCCGCTACTGCAGTAGGATCTGCTCCCCATGTAACAAAGCAGTCTACATCTGCAAACAGCCTCACCGTGCGCTTTTTCTTGCCACTGCCAACAATAGTCGCCGACTGCAGTGAGCCAACACCTATTGCAATTACATCTTCTTGCAGCGGGATATCAAGAGCTGTCTGTGCTGCATCTTCAAAGACCGCAAAAAATAATGTTGCCATATCTATTCACCTAGTTTAGTTGCTAATTGCGCTTGTCGGCCCTGCGGCCTGCTTACCGTTCCAAGCTCTTCAGTTACACCCTTAGCACCTGTTAGCACTGACGATCTTCGGCTACGTCGTTTCTTTTCTTCTTCCGTTTTGCGCGCCTTCATTTGCTCTGGGGTTCCGCCTTTTGGAAGCGGTGGTGGTGGTGGCGGCTCTGGGGTTTTTGGCGAACTTGAAAACTTACTCATAGTCTTAGGTCTCTGATTAATACCCGTCCCAGGGTTTCATATCCACATTTACGAAATAGGCGTACATATAGTTTCTCATTTGTCTCTCCCATTCCTGCAGTAGATGATGCAAAGGATAATGCAACACCCTGCTCTTTACAGCCAGCATCAAACGCTTTAAGCAACTCTGCGCCTACTGGCGTACCTCTAAACTCCTTCTCGACATAAAACTTATTCATGTACACACATGGCTCAACCGAGAATTCATTATCTATAAACCCCGCAACAACACCACCTAGAACACCATCAATATCAGCAACATATACCACAGCCTCTTCATTCAGGATTACTCGCCACGCCAGGTTTCTAACCTGCTCTTCAACATACGTTAGATCGAATTCAGCCTCACCAATAAACCGCATCATCATATCTGTGATGGGGTCTAGGTCTTCTTTCTCTGCTTTTCGTATGATCAATGCATGGCTCCTCGTGTGATTATATCATGTATCGTCTCTGGGCCTAATTGGTCAATGATTTGGTCGGCCTGATGGGAGTTTAGAGTATGTCCTTTCTTGCTGTAAGCGCGCTTTGTGATCTTGCGTAGTGTCAGCAGGTCTTTAGTCTCAAGGGTTGATGCAAACGAAGTGGGGGCGGCCTGTATGTGGTTGTCCACTATATCAGCCTCTGCAACCAACAGCCTGGGCTGTGTGCCTTCGATGTGATCTGGTACTTCTGGTACACGGTCATCATATGGATGTAGCTCTGTGAATCTTACGTGGCCATGGCTAAATCCATTATGATTGCACTCAGCAGTCATGGCATCCGCTACAGCTTTTTCATACGCTTGTCGCTGTTCCTTAGTCTCTCTGCCATCAAGCCAGATAGCGCTTTCTATTGTGTCGCCTAGTTGCACTATCGCCTCCATTTATGAGGGTTATACCTATGATTCTGCACGCCTGACTTCATAGCCTCTGCTCTAAACTCTGAATGAGGGTCAATGAACTTTGCTTGTGCCTGCTCTCGTTCGTAGAGATACTCTCTTAGCTCTTGACCTTCCATCGGTTTCTGTTTGATCACCATGCCTCTTTACCTTCCACTCGTACAAAACACATAAAGCTATTACCAATGCACATCCTATCATAGCTGGTATGCGCCATAGTGCAGACATTACCTTCCGTGCCTATGAGGATTATAGCTGCTATTTGCTTTAGATGGCATATTATGTCGTCGTGCTAGCTTTTTGTTAAGCGGCTCAGCAAACGTAAGCGCAAGCGCATCTCCTAAATCTGGCGAGAACCCGTACTCTGTTTTAATCTTCTCTTTAGGCCACAACAGAATCCTATCATGGCTATCTCTATCGTAAGGGCATGCACACAGATCAGCATGCAGTGAGTCATCATCAGGCAACTCAACAGATAGATTCTCGTCACTAATCCATTCTGCCATTTCCCCCCACATCTCTGCTCTTTTGTTACGGTACTTATCTGCTCTACGTGGAGTTGATCCAAATGCAATGGCTTTTACACTGTCCTCATACCCAAGCTCATGTAGCCGATCAACTATGTCAGCACCGCCACCAGCATCAATAAACATCATTACTGGGTTTTCTTCTTCCAGGATTGGGACGAGCTTTGAGATAGCTTTCCCCAGTGTGTCAATTTGTATGTCTGTGTAGAACTCTGGCTTGTATGCTCTACGCCCTTGCCTGCGGATTATGGCGAACCTGTCTCCGCCTCTTGATGGGTCAACACCTACTACTATATGACCTTGCCAGCTAACCTCATTAGCTCTGGCTTTCATTACGCTATCAGGTGTTATCAGCCCATTCTTACCAGTAGTCTGGAATGCTTCAGGAGGGTTAAGCGGGTATTCTTGCCTAAACGCCGCTAGGCCGTCAGCACCACCAACCGAAAGCGCGGTAACCTTTATTCTTCTCCAGTAAATCTGCTCATCGTCTAGCTTATACTGCCTAGCAATTACCTCCTCCTCATCAGTCCGTTCAAAGTCTTCAGTTACACACTTCCGATACTCGTCTTGCCAAAACCAGGGGAGAAATACCGCGATATATTCAGACTTACCTGACTCTGCCTCTTTCCATTGCTGATGGTAATAGTTTCCAATACCATTGGCTGTAGACTCAAGCATGATCTCAGTGCCAGCCTCATCCGGTATAGCTTGAAGTATGCCTTTTGCGTGTTCTGCAGCATGTGGCCAGAATGCGACCTCTGAGCCATGAAAGTATTGAATAGTTGATGACCTACCTACTGACTTGTTTCCTGCAGTACCAAGCCTATAGCCTGAGTCCATCTTGTCGAAGATAAGTTCTTTTGCGTTTGATGCTGCAGTTGATGGCTTTAGTACTGAGTAATCATGATAGCGGCGAGCCATCTCAAAAAGGTTCTTTGTTGCGTCCTCTTCATGAGTGAGGATAAACGCCCTCTTTCCCTTATTTGTTGTTGTCCTCCAATAAAGCCTGCCCTCTGCATAAGTAGAGCTACCTTGCTGTCGTCCCTTAAGAATTATGACCCTGACCTTGCCAGTCTCTGATAATTGCTGCTCTATTCGACTATGCAGGTATCTTTGTGCTTTATTGAGAGTCAATGGCAATACAGCGCCACCTTTAGTGCGAATCTTTAGATTCTTAAGGGCGTAATACTCGAAATCACTTATCAGGCGTTTCTGGCTCATCACTTATTTCATCAAGCCATTCTTCAAAGGTTTTACCCTCATCTGTTGTGTTATGCGTGGCGGCTAAATCAGGTAATGTTTTCTTAATTAGACCAAGTGCCGCAGTTACTTGGGACGGCGACATTTCGTCATCGCCACCGCTTGTGCCAAGTATATGTTTTGTAAGGCGATTTATTAACTGACTCGTCCTTATCTTTTCTCTCGTCCGATCATCGTGATTTAGCTTCTTTCGTATTGCCATAATATGCCATTATAGCCTATCTGTATTTACTCATATGGACTATTCTCATTTCTTGCGTGGGGTGCGTTTCTTCTTGATGGGTTTCTTTTTGGGTTTCTTTGTTGCCATAAATGCCTCGTCTGTTGGTGAAGAAATATCCTGCTATGAATATGATGCCTATTGACTCTAGCAGCATGCAGATGTAATCAATCGATTCTGTGGGGTTGAATGATGGAATGAGTGAATAAGCTAGATAGATAATGCAACTCAAGAATATTGGGGTTACTGCTACTTTCTGCCACATTCCCACATATAAATAAACGTATATACCTACTACAACCATAAATGCGGCGGCTAATTGCGCTATTATCATAGATAGAGGCTCAATACCGTATGTTGCTATACCTCCTACCTGGCCAGTCAGTGCGGCCATGAGTATGCAATTAATCTTTGTCATTTCTTTAGCGCCTCTACTTCTGTTTGTAACGCTACTATTTGCTCTGACTGCTTGCCATTAATGACCTGTATTTCCTTTATTTCATCTACTAGCGGCCTGTACATCTGAGTCATGAATAAATTAGCCACAAGAACCATTGCAGATATTATCCCTACGTTTATTGTTATGCCTTTTGTCTTGTCGTTCATTTTCTATCTGCAGTTATATATACATTAGATAAACCTGCCTACGTTTTTAAGGAATGGCCCGTTTTGTTTGGATGCATCTAGACCAGGTGTGACTACTACCTCAGAAGCTTTCGAGTATGTGAATTGAAAAACCCCCTTAATAAGGCGCTTAGACCCTCCTACAAAACCAGCCTTGTTGTTTCTCCAGATTATCATCATGCAACCGTTTTGAATGTTACAAAGGTATCATCTGCCGTTCCTTCGCTGAATCTCCATGTTATCACATCTCCATTCGTATCTGCTGCCAGTGCATCAAACTGATAAATACCATTGCTTACCTCTGCTATAGCACCGCCAACACCCGCAAAAGCCGCACCGTCTATGCTACGCTGTCCTGTAACTGTTAGGCCTGTTGCTGGAGTTACATGATCTGAAGCTAACACCATTAAAAACTCAAAATTACTAAATGTGGCATTTTTCTGAACTGATATGCTATTTATTAATCCAGGTATAGTTGTTCCAGTGTCTTCAAGAATGGCAGCAGAAGTTAATGCAATATAGTCATTATTAATGGTCATACCGCTACCATTATTAACTACTGTTATATGCCCGTCTAAATAAATAGTTCCAGCAACACAGCTAGCATTCAACATAAGTCTACCCTCTCCTGCTAGATAGAGAATATCGGTTCCTAGTTGCCCAAGGTTGTCAATCGCAATCTCGCCAGAAAAATGCGTCCAATAAGCTGTAGTATTAGCAATTGCAGCACCAAAATCCAATGCACCGCCCGCTTCCCCTGCGCAGCCATGAAAATGAACCTCGCCAACAGGTAATGTGACTACCCCATCAATATCAGAAGCTATAAATCGACAAGGAGGGACTGTTACTGCATTTATCAGGCATTCATGGAATTCCGGTTCGGTTGCACCTGTGCATATTCCAGACACAGCAGCTCCTCTTATGTGGGTAGCGCTAACAGATTGCCCTCCAAGAGCAAGTGTCCAGTTATTGCCCCAGAAATTCTGATTATCCTGGGAGGCTGCCAATGTGATGGTGCTACCAGGGATAATCGCTCTTCCATTCAACCCCAAGCTGGCAGCAATTGTATTAGCGTCCGCGATTGAATCCACTTTATTTAAAATGGTTCCAGATTCATAATCTGTGGTTCCAGCTGAGCCTGCAACAGTGTCTATCCATACGCTATCATTCTCGTAAGACCCAAACTCTTGAAGATTCCGCACTCTACGCCCAGCTGAATCTGCAATATTATGAGTAGCGCCAGTAAGCACTCGATCCCATACCGCCTCAGCATCTGTTAACGTAACATCTACACCAAGATCGTTAATGGTTACAGTAGCACCTGAGTTATCCGTAATCCCGTTGTGCATCCCATATATATTAACCGTCCCACCTGTACCATTCACGGTGACTGGTGCGCCTGACGTGCATACAAAGTCAGTTGTTGCCGCCCCGCTGCTGGTAACAGTAAGAGACTTAACAGCCCCCCTTATCTCTGCATCGCCACCGGCATTTGTAAGAGTGACACCGCCGCCCATTGTCACCTCATGACTTAAAACACAAAAACTATTAATACTGCATGTAAACCCGCCGCCCCATTTTCTATTCTGTATGTTGGTTGTTTTTGTCACTCCAGAAGCATCAATCGTTGGTGAAGCATCACCTGCTATACCTGAGTTGCACTGAATCAGATTAATAGTATCTGCTGAGACACCAGAAGTGCTGGTTAATGTTAACGTATCGGACAGGCTTGCCTTTTCAGCAAAAAAGTATGCGCCTAGTGTTGCTGTTCCGATGTTGCATTCTTGGAATGTTGCTGGGTTGCCGTTCGCGATAACACCTGTCCCAGTCACTGATGTAGCCTGGAAGAAATATGCACCACTTATCGTCTGTCCGCCTAATGCCAAGTTCCAGTTATGCCCAACAAAATTCTGATTCGTGACGGCAGCAGCTAGTGTTATCGTTGACCCGTTTGGAATACCACTTAATGCCTGGGTGTATGTGCAGAAAAGTCTATCTGTCGCAAATGTTGTTCCGTCTGCCGACAATATGCGGAATCTAACTTTTCCTGCGTCGGCTCCAGTTCCCACATGGTCAACTAGAAACTCAAACGATTCCGTCATTTGGTTTGTACCATTTGCTGCTGTTATTGTACCTATTTGCTCATATGAGGTTAGTCCATAATTATACCCATATACGGTATATGAATCCCCGTTTGACTGGGCATACCCTACCCATGTAATAGATTGAGGAACACCAGACGCGCCAATATCGAATTGGTAGTAAATATCCGTATCTGCAACAGATGGTGGGACTATATGGTATGTTCCATCTTCTGAGCGAGTATCCGTATAGTCATTAGTTGGGGTTCCAGCAACGGTTGCAGTAAAGCTCTCGGAGGCTACCGAGATTCCGCCAGTCCCCGTAGCAAGCCCTGTGACATTATTGACTGTTCCTATCGTTACGCCAGATTGGTCTGCGTTTAGATCAACCACACCCGTTGGGGTGACATACGTCGAATCGTACAAATCAACATCAGTAAGCACTACATGGATGGTGTGAGGGGCTAAATCTGCAAACCCACTTAGCTCAATTGTTACACCATCAACGCCTGTGGCTAGTATTGCATCAGAAAGGTCTAATCTGTATTTACCCGGAGTAGCTGCTGAAACTTCAACAAAGCCTCCGTCTGAGTGCGCCCCTGTGACCGTCTGAGTGGCTAAAGTAAGCTGAACTGCCGCCGCTAAAGGTCTAACGTAGTAACAAACAAGCCCGGTTGAGTTATATACTAGGCCAGTTAGTGGGTCTCCAGGGTTTGTACCTGAGTTATCCTGCAATAGATCAACGTAACATGTGAAGTCTGTTGTTGCCTTGGTAACGAATACTGTTTGCGAACTCATAAGCTATTAGCCTGATTTAATAAAAGAAGCCCATTGCCACCACCAGCTGCCGCCTGATAATAAGGGTTAAATATGAAACTTGATTTGATTAATGACATAGGGTTTTCGTGTATTTTTTTAACTTCATCTACACCTATATCATCAGCTATCAAAGCATTTAGTGTGAACTTTCCAGAAAACCTATCTCCATTGCTTCTGGTTCCGCCAAGTGCAATATTGTTAACACCCGTAGTATTAAATGCCGCAGTATTACCAAGCAGCTCATGTTCTTGGTCTAGCATTACAGTAACATCATTATCTGAGTGAGCTATACAGGAAATAGCATGTAATCCTGAAGTTGGCGTTGAAATACTTGAAGCAATGTCAGCTACACCATGCTTTGTGAATCCTATAGCGCCTGTGCCTGGGTATTGTTCCGATTTCAATGACCAGCCGGTATTACCACCACCTGATTGTGAATAACTGAAAAGCGCCTGAGTTGATCCTGCGTTATTGTACTCACCAATAGTAATCACTGTGAATGGCGGTGATTTAAGCGCTGGCGCATGATCCCCTAAAGAGATCATATTTGCGCCATCAAAGTTTAGTGCGGATTCTCCATCAACATCAGAATGTGAATTGGTTAAAATTCCATAGCTTCCTCTGCATACTAAATCAAAAACATCTCCACCACGCTCATTATGTAGAAACAATACTACTAAAGGGTATTTATCATAATGAGGCGCTACCTCTCCCTCTGGTTTAATCCCATCTAATAAAGATGGTTCAAACAGCATATTGGTGATGAAATCATCCATTACTGATTTTGCGGAATAATAGAGTCGAATACGATGTGCATTTCTACATCATCAGAATGTAAAGCTGGAGTGGTATTATTCACCACAACGAGTGAACCGTATTGCGTAGGAGGTGCAAACCTACCAATATACGCAACCTGGACAGTTGCTGTCGCATCATCTGTTGCAATAAAAGAACCGATCTTAAGTAACTGCCTAACACTTTCTGCCACCGTTGAGCCTGTGGTTCCTGTATACGCAGCATCTGAGCCACTAACGCCTCCAGGGTTTCCGTTTGCTGCCGTTGCATCTGGAGATGCCGCCCAATACAGTGTTACTGTCTCACCAGCCACCACACCAGAGGCAAACTCTAAAGCAGCCATCACTGTAAAGGCTGGCGCTCTTGTAGATCCTAGGTCTAATTTTGCGCTCTGTCTAGCAGCGGCGGCAGCTACGCTGGCAAGCGATAGCTGCACATTTGTCGGTGTACCCTGCTCCAAGCTAGTTGCAGCAGCAGGGCTAAAGTCTCCGGCATGGTCGGCAAAGCTAAACTGTGTGCCAACGGTTAATAGAAAATCCCCGGCTGCCATTAGAGCGCCCTCGCTTTAGTTATTTCAATGAGTGTAGGCTTGGTATTTAATTCAGCCTCCCATCTCTCGATATCTTCATAAGAAAACGCTAGTAAATCATTGCGCTCATCTGCTCCAGCCTTATACACCGCAATATCGGTGTCATCCACTGAGAATGTCATGATATAGTAATCTGTTGACAGACCGTATACTAAATTTCCACTGTCTGTTACATCATGTATATCTGAGCACATAATGAAATCCCCTGCTACAGGGGGGTAGTTGCGGCAAGCGCCGCCTCTATTGAGGGGTAATATTCTGCGGTAGTTGTAAAGGTGGTATCCCAGTCACCTGTTTGCTGTGAGGCATACCTGCCCTGGTCGCCTGTTCCGGTTCCAGTCCCGTCTGCATGCGTTCTAACGTAATACCAAGCCATTGTTCAGCCCATCTACTTAAGTAAATTGATTCTGTATCATTTTAGCACATAAACCAATATCCTTATACCAGTCCATTCTGTTTTTGCCTGCCGAATATCCCGCAATCAGCACAACAGTTAAGGCTTGAGGCTGATTTAATACCTGAGTAATTCAGTCGAGTGCCGAATATTACCTGTTATTTGGCTAATCGTCCCAAGGGAGTTTCACCCCTGGTAACAGCCCTAGCTTTACTGCTATCAGCTCTACGCTAATAGCCCCTATTGCAATAAATATAAACGCTGTCAATACCATTTCTAGATACGCTAGCATTAGTCCCTCCGTGCCCTGCATAGCTTGTCCAGGTTTAATGCGCTGTGTCTCCCGGCCCTGCCAGCAGTTGCAAATGATGCCTCTTGCTCTGGGTATATCTCCACAGTGATCGGTTTGCCGTCTACACCAACTAGGTTGGAAAAAGTGTGCAATCTTGGTTTATTGGCACTCAAAACAACACCTGGGACAATAGCTAAGGCAACCGCACCTTTCACAAATAATCTTCTATTCATTTCTGTTTCCTCGATCTCGCAAAATAACAAAACATTAAATTTGACTGCGAAAGTCATGCGCTTCTTAAGCTGCCCGCAGTGGTGGCAGCAAATTAATTAAGTGTTATAAAGCATCTACACCGCTTACTAAGCCAGTAGCGGGCGTGTAAACTGCGCTTGGCGCAAAGCCACCTTTTGCAACTCTTAGCCAGCCCTCATAAGAAGCTGTTTGGCCACCGAATGAGCTAGCCCCGTTATCAGCCAGCCATCTTGCCAATTCTTCCGGCGTCTCAAATGCTGGGCTTATTGGTGTACCCTCTGAAGTTGTTTCATACATCATGCAATGGGTCGCCGCTTCTTTGAATATAGGCATGTAGTCGCATTTGTCCGGTCTATCTCCAGCCCATTCTGCGTAGCTCATCTTTTTGCTTTCTTCATTGGCATAGTCAGGGTAATTTCCAGCATCCCATTGGGCACACTCTTCATCCCAGTCTGCCGCACAAGCTTCAAAGTTGCCGTCAAATAAGGCAATGTAACCGCCATTTTCGTTCTTTGGGTGCTCCCAGTCTTTTGGCACCATTCTCACTTCTCTTCCCATGTCGTTTCTCCGTTTATGCATTTATAACAATCAAAATCAACTAGAGCGCCCATACTCAGGCGCTCTTCTTTACTTCCTCACGCGCCCAGTTATTTTGGGCGTTATGCCTCAAGCAATTCAGGCTTAGGCATCCAACCATTTGGGTTGCTAATCGTATGGCAGCTATCATGGTCACTAATATATTCCCAGTGAGGTCTAGCACCTCGCTCCCATTGATCAAGCTGCGTAGGTTTCCACCACCATGCCTCTTTTATGTTGTAGTTTCTAAAATCCATATTCTCGTCATACCAAACAATAATAATCCTAGTTCCATCCTTTGGAGCTGTCTCCATTGGCTGGAGCAAAGGCATAACAAGGCAATTCAACGCCGACCCACTACTGTGTTGGTTGTTTTCTGGTTGGTTGCTTTCGTTCAAATCAGTCATGTCATATAGTCCTTATTTATCTGCCCGTGGTCGGGTTAATTGCGATGTTATGCGGCAACAAACGTATCGCCGCTTTTTCTAATGTTACGCTTGTCTGATTCAAACGTAATATCTGAAACTACCGCACCATCTGGTATTTTTGACGGATTAACATCAGTACTTTTCCCGTCTTCGTACTCCAACCAGTACACCATTGTCCCTATATTTCCGGGCACCATTTGACTTCTGAAATACTTCAGCCATGGAGGGTTCTTATTTTTACAAAGGTGGTGGTCACCATGAAATTCAGCATCTTGCTGTGTGTACCCGCAATTTTCACAGCGAGAGTCTTGCCGCATAACAAGCGGTTCAACTGGATTTGCTACTGTGGTGCTTGTTTCATTTTCTGGTGTGGTTTCTGACATTACGGTTTCCTTATATCAAATAGTGTAATTTCCGCAAACAAGTTAACTAATCGTTATATTTCACGGCTAACTTCAGTTTTCTGCTTATCATCCCAATGCAGGTACACATGCAGCTCTTCGCGCATACGCATCATATCTTTAAGATTCTCCACCCCGCGAAAGGTAATACCTTCCACAAGTGGCTTGATCTGCTCGCGCAATCTCTTTTCAGCTGCCTGCATTTCTGCTTTAACTATCTCCTCTGTCAGAACCGCTTTAACCTGACTTTCTAGCCCTGCCTTCAATAATTCAACAATATTTAATGCTTGTGCCATATATCACCTGTTTTAGTTAGAGAAACATAACAAAATAAATTCACCGGACTGCTCCAACATTAGCGCTTTTATTTAACCACCCAGCGCAGCAGGTGATTTAAGATGTTAGGTGCTACCACTTGGGGTGTCTTTAGCAACTATGTTGTTACGAATCTTCTTTCCCTTCTCCCAAGCCTCCTTAATCGGCAGTAATGCTGTGCTTAATTCGCTTACATGCATGCTCATATAGATGTTAAAGCATAATTTTTCATGCTCTTCAGCCTCCTTTATAAAGCGATCCATAGTCCATTCGTCAGGTCGTTCCGCTCTCCAATACTTAAGGTCATCAGATAGGTTCATTTCACGATCCCTCATCAAGCAACGATTCCAAGTCTGTAGCATTAGCTCTACAGTCAGCGCAAATGCTTAAATCTATTTCATCGTCAAGCAATAGAATGTCGCACTTACAGCACCTAACAAGCCGTTAGAGCTGACTGCGCCACCATTAACGCCTTTCTTTGTTCTCGGTGCTAGCAGCACCTCAACTAAAACGTTATGCCTCGCTTCGATCTGGGAGGCCGTTAAGGGCATCCAGCTCCCTCTGTTTAGGCTTTGCGGCAATATCATTCATTGCGCGCTGTTTAAGCCCCCAGCGCTCGCCTACAGCCTTAACTGTCCAGCCCTTGGCCTTTACTCTCTTTGTAAAATTATGCATTTTTAATCACCAGAGCTAGGTTTCTAATTCTCTTTGCAACCTCGTTATTTATGTTGTCCCAGACACTGTCTGGCAGGTAATCCCGTCCAACTCTGCTATGATTTTCTGCCGCAACCGCGCACTCCTCAATTACCCTGCGGCGGATAGACTCTGCAGCACTTTCATGCTCCATCTTTATATCAACAAATAGCGTGGCATCGCTTTTTTCTTTAAAGCCCGCAATAAGGTTTCCACCTATCTTTACAAATGTATTAGCGTTCCTGCCTCCAGAAACGCTATAGATAACATCTGTTTTTTTAGACATCTGTTTTTACCCAACCATAAACATCTTCCCAGTCAATCATTTTTTCTAGCTCGGTCTCTGTTACTTCTTTGTCGCCGATAATCACAAATGAATCATCGCTGTTTATCACAACCTGATTAAAGCTGTTGTCTTCGCTTGAGTATCTGATCATTGCTGTTTTTGCCATTTTCTTTCTCGCTCTGTTTTCGTTGATGTTGTAGCTATTATAGCAGTGTGCCGCTACTTGTCAACGGTTAAAGGCGGTTAAAGGCGGTTAAATGCCATTTATTTACAGGCGAGGCATAACAAAACAAATCAAGCAGACGGGTTAAAGCGCGGCGCTTTTATCTGGCCCTGGTGCGCCGCAGCTTATTTGTAATGTTAGGCTTCACATTTATCCCATGGCAAAATCACAGCATGTCTTTTGCCTGGTTCGCCATTTGAGATATCAGAAAAGTAGTCTAATGCCTTCTGTACCCCCGGCTCTTCAAAATCATCTCCAGATAGCGCCCCAATTATCATGTATGCCTCAGCCGCTACAAGTGAGCAAGGACACTTGCATGCTCTCACTGTCTTTTCTTTAATCGTATTCCTTATACTGGTTCTGGCTGTTTTTGCTACACCTTCCCACATATTTGGGTACATAGTATCAATATGGTGCAGCACTTCGCTTGCAACGAAGTCGGCATTATCGCCTAACAAGCGCATTAACTCAGACTCGTTACCTTCAGCGGCTTTTTGTATGTCATGCTGCATGCGTTTCACCTTAGTTTTAATAAATGTATGTCGTTTTGCACCACAAGCTGGTTATGCTTATCGTTAGGCGCTCACCGAGAGCGTTGCTAAATGCGTCATCACTCGGTGCTCTGTGTCACGCTTCAGCAATAACCCATCAGCAATGTTAGCTATCAATACTTTGCCGTGATCGTGAGGGTCTAACACCATGTAAAATGCGTCCTCTTTCATAGCGTCATAAAAAGGAATGTGAGCGAATCTAAATACCTCGCCACCTTTCAGGTTGCCAAGTGCCACATCCTTCAAAACGCCTTCTATCGGTGCCTCTTTTAATTTCATTTGTATCTCCCGCGCCTAACACCACAAATCAAGTTGACAGGGTTAGTCATGCGCTTTGTTTAGGTTTCAGTGTGCTGCAACTTATTTGCAACGTTAGGCTGCTAGTCAGGTATTTGCGTGCTGGCCAGCAAAAGGGGGCCTGGTGTAACTCCCTGCTTATCCGCATCCAGCTTAGATACTGTTTCAGCATACTCAAGCTCTAGCTTTGCTGTTTGCACAATTTGGTTGGATAGCGCGGCTATTACTTTGCCATCTTCCGGCTCCATGCATCCACTTTTTATCTGATTAATGCAATCAAATAGGGTGTGCCTTAGATCTTCTGTTGTTGTCTTAGTAGCCATTTCAAATATTCTCCAATTACAATTAAACTGAATAGCTCGTTTGTTACCATGCTCTTTCCGCACTCAAGCCACTTGATCTTGTTTTGCTTTATGTAGTTGTGGTCACGCTCTCCGTGCCACCACTCCCAAATATCACGGCATAACTGGGTATCACATATCGGGTGGCGTTTTCCTATATTTGTCTCGCATCCGCACACCCAGCATTTATTTGTCATTCCATCGTAGACATCCATTATGGCAACGCCAGTGTCATACCGTATTTTCCTAAAAGGTGTGTTCCTTATTCTGGTTAAAGATGTCCTGTCAATTCCAGTAATTTCAGAAAGGTGCGGGTCTGTTATGTCCCATTTCCTCATCTTTTCTAGGATTTCACTAAAGTCAGTACGCACCCTAACAACAGGCTCAACCTGACCCGCTACTTCGGTGTCTGGTTTTGTTACATCCCACTTACTTAAATCATTCATAATTCAAACCTCATCGCTTTGTTGCGCGGGCAAGTTAGCCTAATCGTTCTTCCGAAGAAACCAGCTATTTCAGGTATTCTCTTTCTGCTGAAAAGCAGCTTCATAATACACCACCGCCCTTTCAAGGGCGTCTAATAGACGCGTTTCAGTATTTGGGTCTTCCCTATTCCTGAAATATAAAAACCACCGTGCTTTTACTCCGGCTTTATCCTGTAAGGCCTTGTAGGTTACGCCGTTCTTTTTTAGAACCTTAACCCTCTGTTGAAGGTCTCGCACTACTCTGGAAGCTGACATTATCTTTTTCATGCTTTCATTATTGCCTATATCTAAAAAGCAGTCAAGTGCGCTATACGCATGTTAATGCGTTGACCGGGTAAGCTTTTTGAGCTAAAGTACAATCACACCAGCAATAAAACAAAAGGATAACCACATGATTACGCCTACTAAAGAACAAATCAAAGAATGGAAACAGCGGATTGATGATGACCAGACAGGTAAACTACTTATGGATGGGGTTGAATGGACGGATGGAGAGCAAAAGATTATTGGAAGCAGCTCAGATGAGCGAATGGTTTACATTATTGCTCTACGGGCTTGCAGGGTATTCCTGACAGGGAATACACCAAGCTCTGATGAGGTTGAGGCCATGCACGATTCATTAAGCGAGGTGCGCGACGCCTACGCAGAACACAGAGCAACAGAGGATATAAACGAGGACATGGAGGCATCTGTTGATGCTTACAATAATGGCGTAGAGTTTAGAAGTCGGCAATACTTAGATGAGAGGCGATTTTAACAGTCCTTGATTATCTCTAGCCCGCCCCATTTACGGGGCTTTCTGGGTAGGAATAACATCGCTGCTTAGCCTGGATTTGAAATGAATTACTGGATAATTACAGATACGCACTTTGGGCATGAGCAAATGCATGAGTATTGCCAGCGCCCGCAGGATTTTGAAGAGCGCATTTTTAAAACGCTACATAGTCAAGTACACATTGATGATGTGCTAATTCACCTTGGTGACTTTTGCATAGGTAAAGATGAGTACTGGCATCAAAAATTCATGATGATGTGCTCTGGTAAAAAGTGGCTTATTCGCGGGAACCATGACAGAAA